AGCAAATACGGCAAATACAATTGTTTCTCGTAATGCTTCTGGTAACTTCAGTGCTGGTACAATTACTGCTACATCATTCTCTGGCTCTCTTGCCAACACATTAACTTTAAATACATCTGGAACTGGTCTTTCTGGTTCTACTACATTTAATAACTCTGGAGCTGCTACATTTACTGTAACATCCAATGCAACTTCAGCAAATACTGGTTCAGCGATTGTTGCTCGTGATGCCTCTGGTAACTTTAGTGCTGGTACAATTACTGCAACATTGAGTGGAACTGCAAGTAATGTTACAAGCATCTCTAGCGCAACTGGTGGTTCTTATACCTGGACATCAACAAACTACTTCCGATCAAACCTAGGATCGACATCAGGATCCCTCAGCGATCCCCCACTACAAGCATATTCCACTGGAAGTAATGCTGCCTTCATGTCTTTCCATCGTGGTGGAAGTTTTGCAGTTAACATGGGTCTTGACTCTGATAACGTCTTGAGAATTGGTGGATGGTCTGCATCTGCAAACCGTTTTCAACTTGATATGAGTGGTAATGGTACTTTTGCGGGTACAGTTACTGCAAACTCTGATATAAGACTTAAGAAAAATATTTTCACAATTGAAAATGCTCTTGATAAAGTTCTTAATCTTCGTGGTGTTGAATTTGATCGAATTGATTCTGGTGAACACCAAATGGGTGTTGTTGCACAAGAAATTGAAGAAGTCATTCCATTCCTTGTACGCGAAGACAATACTGGAACTAAATCTGTTGCTTATGCTAATATGGTTGGTCTTTTAATTGAAGCAATTAAAGAGCAAAATGTCCTTATAAATAATTTACAGACTGAGGTAAAACTCTTAAAAACAAAATTAGGAGAATAATATGGCAGTAGTAATCGGAGCTGGTGGTGGCGCAGTTTTCTTTCAAAATGATACAACTGTTACTGCAGATACCACCGTTGATACTTCAAAAAATTGGGCGAGTGTTGGTCCAATTACCATCCAATCTGGCGTAACCGTCACAATAAATAGCGGTGCAACTTGGGCTGTATTGTAAATAATTAAAAAGAATTATGAGTACTTTAAGAACTAATCAAATTCAAACTACTGGCGGAGCAATCTTAGTAGATTCCACAGGTGGAATCATCCAGGTTGTTCAAAGATTGAGCAATGCTTATGGAGAAATTTCAACTCCAGCAATGCAAAATAATAATAATGATGTTCAAGTTCCTGATTATTATGTTGACATTACCACTAAAAGAACAAATTCTAGAATTTTGGTGATGATGAAAAATAAACTATATGGACCAAACCAACAGCACCAATATGTTGATATTAAACGAAGTGTAAGTGGTGGTGGTTTTACAAGTTTGGTTACGACTTATAGAACTGATGCGACCATAGATACTTTTTCTGGTATTCACGCAAATGCAGGTGGTGCATTTGAAGGCGACTATTGGACACAAATAATAGACACTCCTAATGTTGCTGCTGGAACAACATTGAGATATCAACAATTCTATGGATCTTGGGCAGGAGGAATTATGGACTATGGTGGATGGGATACTCTTCAAAATGTCAATGCTCGTGGATTAATTGTAATGCAAGCCATGGAAATTGTTGCATAAACTGGAGGGAACTATGTTAGATTATAATAGAGTTAAAAATAAAGGAGGAAGCGTCTCAATTGGAGATGCTCTTCAAAGTTTAAGACCTGGGGCTCTTTGGGCACATCAAGGATCTCTTGAAACTTTAGAGTGGAGAGAGCCTCCTGTTTGGGAAGGTGGGCAAAAAAGACCAAAAAATGAAGAAATTATAGAAGAACGAAAAAGATTACAAAAACAATATGATAATTATAAGTATAAATTTGATAGAGCAGAGGAATATCCAGATTTTTCTGAGTACTTAGATGGTCTTGTAAAAGGAGACACGGAACAAATGCAGGCATATATAGATGCATGTCTTGCAGTAAAAGCAAAATATCCAAAACCAGAGGGTGTTGAATAATGAGTACTTTAAGAGTTGGAGCAGTACAAAATGTCGCAACAACAGGACTTCCTGATGGAGTTAGATTGTTGTATGCCGCAGGTTTTACTGGATCAAATAGAACTTTGAATGGAGATAGTGGATGGGTTTCTCATATAAGCGGAAGTTTTTCCCCATCAAAAATATCTAATGTTTTGGTTACTGCAACTTTTAGTATGACTTATGAATCAGGTGCTGTACAATCAGTATGTAGACTTTTGGTAGATGGAAATGATTATGGTGGATTTTGTTTTTCTAAACAATCTACTGCTAATCAGGGATCAAGTGCTTCTGGAACTTGGCATTTTCCTGCAGTAAATGCAGGGGCTCATACCTATGATCTCCAAGTAAGAAACACTCAAGGTGGCACTACTTGTATATTAAATTATTGGGATGCTGGTCTAGGTGACGGCTACTCTAGAGACACAATATTTTTTCTTTATCAATAACTATGGACAAAATTTTATACAACAAAGCAATTCAAAATGTTTTACCCGAAGTTGGGTTTTCAATTGAAGGAACAGATTATTCTACACTAGGATTTAATACTGGTGCGTCTACTTCTGATGGGACGGCAATCTATTCTTGGACAAAAGATGAAAATTATTCTGGGCCAACAGAAGAACAAATTCTCGCAGAATATAACAAATTAGCTGCAGAATATGAATTAAATCAATATCAAAGAGATCGTGCTGTTGAATATCCATCCATTCAAAATCAATTAGATCTTCTTTACCATAAAGGTTATGACGGATGGAAAGCAGAGATAAATAAAATTAAAGAGAAGTATCCAAAATCTGAAGAATTATGAGTACTTTAAGAGTTAATAATATACAAAATACTTCTGGACAACCCAATTTGGGGAAAATTCTTCAAGTTGTGCGTGCGATACAGCCAGATGTGTTTACTTCTTCAAATGCTGATGGCACATGGCAAGATACGCCAGGAATGTCTGCCACAATTACACCAAGAAATACTAGCAGTCAAATTATTGTAATGGTAAGTTTAGGAAAAGTTGGAGGATTAAATAATAATGCGTTTAGAATTTTAAGAAATGGAACAGCATGGGATGTTGGTGTTTCTGCTGGTTCCAGACAAAGAATAAATTTTTCAGATTCCAACCAAGGAAGAGATGCCAACCATAGTGGATCTATGGCTTGGATGTCTGTAGATAGTCCAGCTACTGCCTCGGCAATTACATATCAATTGCAGCATATGCCAGAAAACGTTAGTGGTCAAGTGTTTAGATTAAACAGATCTTGGAATAATACTGATGCTACTCAAGGTTATAATGGATCTGCAGCATCAACAATTGTTTTAATGGAAATCGGAAACTAGGAGATTGTAAAATGGACATTGCACATGCGATTTATGCATTATATCCAACCGCAAGATGGTCTTTACTTGGAGATGATTATGATAATTTAGAATGGGATGAAAATAATACTATTCCTAAACCAAGTATAGAAGAATTAGAATTAAAATTAGAAGAATTAATTGCCGCTGAGCCAATGAAATGGTTGAGAGAGCAAAGAGACAGAAAACTAGTGGAATGTGATTGGACTCAAGGAGAAGATGTTCCTGATGCAATCAAAACTAAGTGGAGAACTTACAGACAGCAATTAAGAGATTTGCCATCTTTAGTAAGTCCTAGCATAGAAAATGGTGTTTTAACTGGATTTGATTGGCCCGAAATTCCACAATAAAATTTAATTTAAAAAATTTATGAAAATTATTGATTTTATAGGCATTTGGGAAAATGCTTTGTTTAAAGAAGATTGTGAAAAATTAATACAGCATATTGAAAATACTCAAAAACAAAAATCATTTAATAAATCCACATTAATAAGAAAAGATCTTCATTGTAGTTTATCTCATGATGAAGATCTTGCTATTAAAATAAATGAAAAACTAAATTATTGTTTAGATGAATATACAAAAGAATACAGTGCTCTATTAGAATCTGATTATTCTAATCCAGAAATTAAGTTACAAAAAACAGAACCTTGTGGTGGATATCATGCTTGGCACTGTGAAAATGTAGGAATTAATTTTTGTTTTAGAGGTTTAGTTTGGATGATTTATCTCAATGATGTTCCTGGAGACGAAGGAGAGACTGAATTTTTATATCAAAAACTTAGAGTTAAACCAGAGCAAGGTAAATTATTAATTTGGCCCGCAGGATTTACACATACTCATAGAGGAAATCCTGTATATACTCAAAACAAATATATTGCAACAGGTTGGTTTTATTATGCTCCTGAAGGTGGTATTATAATTCAATCATAAAAAAGCCCCTCATTTGAGGGGCTTTTGATTACCAACCATGAACTTCTTCATCTTCTTTGATTGAGACAAATACGTTTTCGTCTCCTTCAAGTTTAAGAAGATCGTGCCAATCGATTTCTTGCGGATCTAGATCATCATAAGCTTCCAGATCAAGCACAATACGATACCGAGTTTTTTGGACAAGAGTAGACATGGTGGAATCCTCGTGACTTACCCTTATATAGTAGCAGAGTCGTCTGAATCTGTCAAGTCTTCTGGCAAACCGAGATTTTGAAGAACTTCCTGCTGCTTAATGTATAATTTCAAATAACTTTTTGCAGCGTTAATAGCCTCATCATGATCTAGTTGATCAATAATTCTTGCTTGAGACTCATATTGAAACATTCTATCAATTGAATCTAGTTGAATTTTATCTGGGTTCATGACTTGACACCTATATTAAAGTGTGATAGGATGGAAATGTTCACATCATAACATATGGACGGATTTGTGTCAACTACAGGCGAATGGGCAGCTGTTCCGTTCGGAAAAGAATATATGGTTATCTATAAAGGTAGACAAGATTCTGTTCATGCTACCCTAGAAAAAGCCAAAGAATACATTAAGAAAGCCAAATCAAAAACTGGCACAAAGGGACGCCGTACTGTCAAACGTGCTTCTAAAATAAAAGGACTAGAGCAATTTATGGAATGATGCAATGGATTTTACTGAACAGGAATGCGATTATTTACTTGACGCATTAAAAGGTTACATTAGAACCTGTAGAGAATGGAATTGTGGAGACGAATTTGACGTAGATACAAAACCATATTCTAAACTGGTTAAAAAAATTGCTGATTATTCCCTCAAAACATTTTATGAATCAAACTGATGCTCTTTTAATTGAATCAATTCTTCATCCAATTAAACAAAAAACTGTGATGAAGATTTACTCTAATCTTCGTAGTGCAAATCTAAATCTTATTAAAGATGCAATCCCAGAAGTTCTTATCTGGGCAACATTTGAAAAAACATTTACTACATGTCTTGGATATGCATTGCAAGAGATAGCAGAAACGTGTGGAAACAATGTTAGAAACACTGACAAAAAGCAAAGAAAAGTTTTAGGAATTGATCTATCAATTAATGAAGAATGGGAGGGTCAACTAAAGGCAAATAAAAATACCCAAACAGGAACACACAAAAATGACTCCATTCAAAAACTTCTTCAAACAACCATTGATCATGAAACGAAAGCTTTTTTTGCTGTTGCTTTTGGTGAGTCTTTTGACTACACACGGGACAGCATCAGATACATTGGAGGTGAAGCCTTCTGGTCATGGATTGGTATTGATTACACCCAGTTACGTGATATAATTGTAAAAGTAGCAAAAGAAACAGCAGATGAAGTCAAACATGCTTATGGATATGTTTTACGGTGATGAAGATTATACATCACATAACGTAAAACAATTCGTTGTTA